CCTCAACTCAATCTACGACCCAGATTTCTCCACCTTCGGGCACCAACCAGCGTTCCACGACAAGTGGAGTGCCTTGTACTCGGCGTACAGGGTCATCTCATGTGCTTACCAGATCAGCTTCCAGTGTGCAGACACCACAGCGGAAGAAACCAACAACTGCGCGATCCTCGCTACAGAGGTCAGATACGGTGCGAACGCAGCGACTCCTATGCGCACCGAAGGGAAGGATCTTAACATCATCAGAGAAACAGCACATGCGCGAAACGACGTTGCCTGGAAGTATGCTTCCAATGACCCCGATCGGCGTTACACGCTAAGCGGAAGAGTAAATATGAAGGCCATCCAGACAGACGCAGTGGATACCTTGGATGCTATTGCTTTTTCAGGTAATGGACCTGTAGGTGATCAGGTACTGCTGCACGTGGTCAAGATGACCAAGGACAGGGATGAGGTAAACCCGTATCGTTTCGATATCAAGCTCCGGTATTATGTTGAGCTTTCTAACGCGACTAACGCGGAGAATGAGAACTAGGTTCTCTAGAGTCGGGCCCCCTACCTCCGCTACGCTCCGGCGGGCCCTCGTGCCGGACGCAAGCGCCGGCACACATTTTTATGTTAGCATCCCCTCCGGGGGTCAACGCCGCAGCTACGCTACGCTCCGCGGCGTCTAGCGTTCCGTATGTTACGGGGATCTCCGCTACGCTCCGCCCCCCTACTAGAAGGCACGGGGGCCTAAAGACGGCCCCCGTGACTAGTGCCGAGCACGTGTATATTTTTTTATTCGTAACAAAATAAATCAGTTAATCCAAAGTTAAATCTATCGGACTGGTCATCCTCTGGCTGTTCCTCCGCTCGATCGGCACAGCTCCAAGGGTGGCAAAGTGCGTCAGTTTGAAACGCCGCAAGATCGGTTCCAGATCTGAGGGTGAAGTCCAGATCTGGTTGGGGTGATAATTCGACGTCACTATTATCTTCCTCGGTCGGATCTTCATCGAAGATCCCTTGACTTCCGCCAAGAATGCGTATCTGTCGGCCCAATGCTTCAAGTTGTGCGCCAAGTAGTCGTGCTTCGCGTCGAAGTCTTCGATAATCACTATGTCCTGATCAGTGTAACCATCCCACCATCTGTTACAATTCTTAAGGTATGCATCAGGGTTCTCTTCACGAGCCTTACGGCTCTTCCCCGTACCTGCGGGTCCGTAGTACCACTCCATCTGCTCCTCAGTGTCCTGGAGTCCGCCGCGAGACGTTAGCGTATCATGCCTGATTCGCTTAATGGTACCGTAGTAACGCATACGAATATCAGGATCAATAGATTCCATTTCACCAGCCTTTGCTAAATCCCAAGCGTCAGCGTAGCGCTTCCTCTCCATTTCTCCTTTCTGCTTTGGCATAATAGGACGGGTGCCAACTTCCTTGAAATCACCATCCTTAGAGCAGTACTTATAGTTCTGCTCATGATTGCCTTTGGCAATCTCAAGGTGGGCACGGCTACCGACGATGGTCTTAACGGTAGCCATACGTATCTGGTTTTTACACCAGACATACCCCTGTAAATGGGGTGTCTGGTTCTCGCCCACCTCCTTGCCAACAATCATGTACTTCACAGAGTTATGGTCTTCAAAAAGACTCTCATACTCCTGCTCGGTGTAATTGTTGATGGTGAAGCACCAACTACGGGATTTCGGGGATTGGCTCATATTCGGTGATCTTATTATGTACGTATACAATGTATAAGGCCTAGGATGGGTTGTTCCAATCGAAACGAAATATAATTATTGTTCGAAAATCCACTGGCTTATATGTTTTTATATATATTAAAACTTATGGGACTAAATCCTTCAATTTGATTGGCTGAAAAATCCTCCAGCCAATGAGAGCCTGGCTCAGTGGAGCTGGCTCATAAGGTCAGGGGTAATACTGTACCCTGACCATTTTTAATTCTATGGGCATATCTAGAGGCTATGGGTACCGTCAACGCTACTCTCGCACGATTCATAAGCGCGGTACGGTCGTCGGGCGCAGGCGCTCCATCCGGGTCCGTCGCCGAAGCAAGTCCGTTAAGCGTCGCCGATTCTCCAAACGCAAGGGTAGCATGCGACTCACACGAAGGAGGCCAGCAATGGTCATGTACAACAAATTGCTGCAACCTAAAGTCCGTACTATCCTGCAGTACAACGACACAAAGACCCTCTCGTTTACAGCAGCACCAGCCCCAAATATGGACCCCACTACCGCGAGGCATATCTTCCGCCTCAACTCAATCTACGACCCAGATTTCTCCACCTTCGGGCACCAACCAGCGTTCCACGACAAGTGGAGTGCCTTGTACTCGGCGTACAGGGTCATCTCATGTGCTTACCAGATCAGCTTC